TTATATTAAATTACCATCTACTATTTTATTTGTAGCATTTTCATCAATATTAATTTTGGTAGCGCTTGAGTTGTTACGAGCATTTACTCCACGTACCACTAAATAATTGCTACTTGATATATATATGCCGAACCTAGGATTGCCATCGTACGTCCCCCCGTTAATTGAAAGGTCTGTAACGTTTGAAATCCTCGCTCCATCTCCGTTCGAATCTGCTGTAACTGAACAACGAGCATTACTAATTGAATGTTTAGTACCACCGTTTATATAAATACCATAAGTATAACTGTCCCTAAATAACCCTCCTTCTATTTGAAGCTCGTTACAAGACGATGCAAACAAACCTTCACGAGTCGTAGAATTCTTTGTTTTGTTAGAAGTGAAGAGAATGCGATCCGTAGATTCTAAATATACGTTCGCGCTATTAGAATAATTAACCGTATTATTCCTCATAGTTAACTCATTACTTTTATTACCTCCAGCGTATATGCCAATTCCAGCCGTGTTTAGAACGTAATTATTTGAAACTTCCCCACTCTGAAAATTATATAAATTTATTCCTTTTGTAGTAGTACCATCAACTACATTCCCTTGCACTATAATTTCTCTTAAACGAGACTGGTAGCCATCGATATCTATCCCAATATCTTGACAATACTTAATACGATTATTTCTAATGGTAATACCAAATTGATTTGTGACAGGGGTATAACTCTCTATCCTAATACCTTTCCCTGTTGAATTTATAATATCGTTATTATCAATGACTATATATTGACCGCGTGCAACTATTCCACCTTTACACCCGTCTGCGAGATTACCTCGGAAAGACCAGTAAAAACATGGTTCGTGGCAATCATAAGCGAAATTTATCCTGCATCCATATGCTTTGTTATTAAAAACTTGAATCAATACAGAAGGACGTGCACCTCCACCGGCAATACCATGCCTACAGTTTGAAAGTGTATTTTCGTATATTTGTATTTCCCTACAAGCATCTAAAACACCAATTCCATAACCAGTATTACCTAGAGGTGTTGGTGATGTGCTATTAGAAATTGTATTGCGACGAATCGTACAGTTATAGCAATAGAATAGATTAATACTTGTGTCTTCTGCATCATCTATTATTAAATTATCAATCAAAACATTCCTTGCATAGCGACATGATATTGCATTATGCGCTTTACCTATGCCACCTAAAACCAATTTCATATTAGAAATCACCACATTTTCTACAGCTTTTATTCGGTTTACCTGGCCATTTTGGGTATATTTATATCCAAAAAGCATCGCTCCTGACAACTCTAAATTAGAATCCACCATGCTATTAACAATTTGAATTTCACCTTTTCTCCATCCTGAATTTGCTGTACCTGGGGCATAGGGCTCATCAGAAGTAACTAATATCATGTCATTCTGTTTAAATCCATTTATATTTAAGACTGGCAGACTAACAGATAATGCACTAATATCACTTGTTAAAGCTGTACTGATCGTATCAAGTTTACCTTCTATCTTAAACAGTTTCACTTGATTTAATGACGTTCCTTGTGGTAAATCTGTAGCGTCGATTATTGTAGAATGTCCAACTCCAAGTAATTGAATATTAGAAGGAATACTTATCGAACTGTTAATTTTGAATTTACCGCTTGGGATTCTGACTATTCCGCCTCCTAAGGTAGATAAATAATTAATAGCATTTTGTGTAGGGATTGTATCATCACTGATTCCATCACCTTTTGCCCCAAAATCTTTAACATTAATTTCTCTCTCACTTAAACTTTTTGCTAAACTTCTTGGATTAGTTCCTAAACAAACTAAACTCCCGACTTTTAAAGAATCAGAATCAATTCGTTCTTTTAAAGTATTATGTGTAAATCCATTTTCATCGACCCTAGCTTGCGCCGCTTCAACTGAAGAATCGCCTTTAATCACAATTTCATTTAATTGATTTTGTATACTAATAGATAATTCATTAGCTTGATTTGCAAAATCTTTCGCTGCCGATGCTTCTGCTGCGGCTTGGCTGTTAATTTCACTTAATGCCATTTCATTTAATTCTTTTATTAGTTTTTCTAAATCAGAAACATAAGATTCTGACGGAATGCGATTTGTCATTGCGTCCGGCAATGTAACTAATACAAAATCTTGCGTTGTTGCTCTTATTGTTTTATCTTTTTCAATCGACATAAACGCCTGTTTTGCCTTTCCAATTGCTCCGAACGTTTCAGTGGGGAATGTATATTCAAAGTGTCCTTTTGCGGCATCAATCATTTTCACGCCATTATCATCACGAACAACTGTATTATCAGGCTTTGCACATTCAAAAAACACTTTTAGTTCTGTTAAATTATATGGACTTCCACCGTCTATTATATAAATATCTACAACATTACTTATTTTATCGCCAACGCGACCAGTGACAATGGAATTGAGTTGAGCGTGTTGTTTTTTATTAATATCTAGAATTAATTTAGTTTTCATTTTCCATTACCTCACTTATGTTTTTGTAAACACAGAATCTGCTAAATCTATAATAATTTCCTCATTTCGCATGATTACGCTTCTCTAACTATTCCTTTTCACGCGTCTAGGCGGTCTTCTTTGGCGTTTTACTTTGTTCCTGTGTTTTACATTTCCTTTAGGCTTTATCGGCCCTAATTCTTCGAATCTAGCATTTGTTTTGGTTACATGTTCCTGAAATGCGCTTGTCAATTGTGAAAGCATCCCGTATAAGCCTACACTATTTTCCTTTGCTTCTTTTGGAATAACTAAACCATAATGTGTAGGAATTGCATCTGTAGTAATTGTCGGCTCTCCTTCTTTACGATTCATACGCATCTCATAAAGTTTTGGAATATCGGTTTTCAAATTGTACTGTTTAATTTCCCATTCCATTACCTTTTCAAGTGCGCTAAATGCAATAGGCCGGATATTGGTTTTATATGTTTCTTTTGAAGAAACTTTGAAATCTGAAGCAATTACTCCTTGATAATATGATCCAAGAGCTGTCTTTATTTGAATATAACCATTTTCGTAACTTGAATTTCGTATCATCGCATTTGGAAGTATGATATCTGTATCTCCTCCAGATGATACCCCAACACTTGCAATCCAATTGTCGTTACGATAAAAACGGAACTGATCTTTGACTTTAAACCTCATATCACTTTGAGCATTTAGGACAATCATTTTATCAGCGTCAAGTATTGCATTCCCTGTTTGCGAAAAGTATAAAGAAGCTGCATTCAAGTATCCATTACCATCGAGTCCTTTTGTAATTCCAATTCCACCAGACTTAACACTTGCATCTGAAAATTGATACAACATGATGGCGCCATTTGCACCTGTTTGATCCGAGTCACCACCTAGAATAAAAGTGGGCTGTATTTCATTTCTGCTATTTTTATAGTACCCAATAAATGCCCTTACTTTCGAAGACTCATAAAGGCGAATGAATTGTTTAGAGATATTTACAAAATTAGCTGAATTGGATGTTTTCAAAGTTGACCCTGTTATTTCTCCACCTTGCACTAGATTCCCGCTTAGCGTACCAGCAGTAATAAAATCAGCAACAATTCTTCCGTCACTTGTAATGGCAGTTCCATACGGTCCATTCACGCCTGTGGAAGAATACCCTAATCCATTCAAGTTCCATTGCCAAACCTTTTTAGCACTCTTTTCATCTTTCGTATCCATAATTAAAATACGATCTGGATAAATGCGGACGTGTCCCCCGAATCCTGAATTAATAAGGCTTGTAGCATTTGCTTTTGCGGCATCCAAAATAGAGCTTGGCATATTGGATAACTCTTCTTGTACCAGGTCAACCCTACCTGAAACGTCCGTAAAAGATTCTTTGAAGTTACCAATGGTTATATCCAGATACTCTTTTTTTATTGGATCATACTTATAAGCAATTACCTTCGCTTTTATATCAATGCCATCTTCTTGATGTTCAACCGTAACAGTATCTGCCATATAAACACTTTGTAAATGCTTATAATCCTTATATTCTTCTGTTTGGGATAACTCTTGAAACTTAACGTTATAAGTTGCTTTAGGTTGGTCAACCTTTTGAATTGTAAACATATCTTTGGCGACCTGACGTAATAATCTATACGCTTCTTCTAACGGAACTGCATCTTCATCGTCAGCATTTTCACCAATAGCCGCTTTAATATGTTTAAACTCAACCACTCTAATTTTAGGGTGAGGGTACTTATTTATAAGTGGGCTATCCACATATTTTTCAGGAAGAAATAACCCATCAAACCCTTGTGGCATGATTCTAGTTATGGGGCTTTTCCAATCTACATTACCTTCATACCCTAACAAGTCTTTCTTATGACGGATAACTACTCCACGATCCATACCACGATTTTGTAGCATCTTTACGTCAAAATTATCCCTTTTTAATTCACCGCCCCAGCGATTTACAAATGAATTATCTTGACTAGAATCTAGTAATGCTTCCACAGGATTTTTGCGGACAATGCGTGCACTTGCTATCTTTGGTATATCTGAATAAAACTGAAATGGATGTTTGTATTGGCATCCTGCTGACATACGATTCATAGCTCCATTACCATTTGTTGTTTCCGCAAAAATGTCTTCAATCAGATTTTCTGTTAAATCATAAAAAATGTGATAACATTGCGCTGTAATCTCACCCATACTGACTTTAGGAGCTGCCACTCGAAATAGTTGTTCCCCATCAGGAGTTGGAACTTTAATGATGCTCATTCCCTCTATTTCCAGACCATGTGGTGCAAACAATGGGTAACTAAATGAAAATAAAAATAAACCATTGAGCTCTTCCTCAACAGTTGTGTTATAAATATCCTTATCCAAAGCCCCTATGCCATTGTGTGTAAAATCTGTCTCATTTGGTTTATATAAAACAATCATATATATCTCCACCTTGGCCTGATTGACATGAATTCAATTGCCCCTGACCAATCTATTTTATTTTCTCCCACTCCCAATATAGGGAACTGCCCAACCATTTTGTTGTTCATTGGTATTGTATCGTTGTACGCTTCTAATACTTCTGAATCTATAACAACAGAACCATTTACATCTTTAATTTGAAAAGAGACGTCATTAATTGATATCCGAAAAGTACCATTTCCCACAATCCAAAGTTTAGGATCAGATTCAATTGTACCTGGATTATAAATTACACCTGGCTCGATAAGCTTTAGGTTTACATCCTCTGTATATTCAAAGGGATCTAGCGTAAAATCCACTTCAAATTCACCATGTTCCTCAATTTCAGTTATAATGTCTCCCATTTCAACATGCTTAATCTTTCGATGTACATCGTCATCTGTAAAAAAGAGTGTTTTCCCTTGTAATAACCAAGGTTTTGCATGTCTTAGGAAAGGTTTAATATTTTCCCTTTCCAACATATTAAATTTCACTTTAAAAGGGACATTTTCATATGCCCCTTTCTTTGTAAGTGAACCATGTCGTCCTGGTATTTCTATATGTTCTACCTTTTGTTTTGCGGTCGGAATCACTGGACGACCTACTAAACCTAATCCGTAACTGCTTGCTAATTCATTATCGATTCCGATTTCCAACAATTAAGTCGTCCTCCCTATTCCTATTTTTAAATTACGCCCTTTTTGAGCAAGTGCATCATCTATTTTTCCGACCATGCGGTCGATGTCACGATCATCCCTCACTGAAGGATTATAAATATTAATTACAGTTGGTTCAGTAGACATCGTTGCTGCAATCCCTTCACCAATCTCACCTAATGTCTTTTTATTCAACGGTAAAACTGCTTCTCGCCCCGCTTCTCCTGCACCTTGCAACTGACCATTACTCATACCGAAAATGGTAGGTCTAGTAAAGATACCTCCTTTTGCACGCCATTGCACATCGATCCCAGATGGGAAAGTAATGTCTTTACCCAAAATATTTTTCGTACTAGTCTGCAGACTAAAGTGTGGCATTTTAGGCATTTCCGGTTTCGGAATCTTTAATTTCAAATCACTGAAAAATCCTTTGATTTTATCAATGAATCCCTTTACTTTATCTACCGCATCTTTTATCGGATCAACGATAAATCTCTTTGCTGCATCAAATTTTTCTTGCGCTGCATTCTTTACAGAATCAAATTTTTCCCGTGCCGTATTGTACATATCATTGAACTTCTCTTTTGCAGAATTATAAGCTGAAATCACTGGATCAATAATATATTTATAAACTAGATTCCATGCCGTAAGTGTATAAGATTGGATTTTGGCCCAATTACCTAGTATCCAATTCGCTAAATCATTCAATTTTTCTTTCGTAGCATTCCACAATTCCTGAACAGGCTGAATGACATATTGTTTTACTAAATTCCATGCTGCAGAAGTATATGATTTAACTGTTTCCCATTGTGAATTTAGCCAAGAAACTAAATCGCCAAACTTTTCTTTAACCCAATCCCATGCTTCTTGAACAGGTTGAGTAATATATTGTTTAAATAAGCCCCAAGCAACTTGTGCAGCAGCCTTTATAAGTTCCCACTGCGTACTAAGCCATGTGACTAATTCACCAATTTTCGCACTTATCCAATCATACGCTTCCTGGATCGGCTGTATAATATATTGAGATATTGCCGCCCAAGCAATTTGTGCCCCTGCTTGAATGAGTAGCCAACCTGCTTCTAAAACTGTGGAGACTGCTGAAATAATCGGATCTAAAACTGTGAGTATTGTATCCCATGTTTCTTGCCAAGCTGTCTTTAATTGATCCCAAATAGAAGTTGCCGTTTCAACAATACCCGTCCACAATCCACTGAAAAATTCACCTAAAGGAGACAATATACTATCCGCTAATTCAATGAATGAAGACCACAATTCTGAAAAATAATCAGTAATACCTGTCCAGATTTCCGATGCCGTATCAGAAATTCCAGTCCATAAATCAGCAAAAAATTGACCGATAGGTTCAAAGAACTCATTTACCATATTTAAAAAATCTGACCAGGCTCCAGAAAAGTAATCAACTGTGGATGACCAAGCATCTTCACAAGTTTGAACTATGCTATCCCACAATTCACCAAACCACTCTTTAAATTCAGACCACTTTTCAGAAAGCCAATCCGTTATGGCACCCCAGTTTTTTATTAACATGATAATACCAGTTATCACCAAGGAAACTGCTGCAATGGTAGCTATCACAGGTAAAAACGCCAGATTCAACGCACCAAATGAAACAGCTAGAGCTGCTACAATTGGAGTTAAAATAATAAACGCCGTACTCAGTGCACCCATCACGATTAAAAGCGTTTGATCAGCTTCGGACAATTTGCTAAACCAATCCATTACAGCTTTAACTCCATCAACAATTGGGGGCAAAATATCTTTAGCTAATTCTGCAAATTTCTTTCCAAGTGGTTCTAGCGCAGCCTGTGTTTCTCTTAATGCTTTTTGAAATTGTTGCCCCAAAGATTCTTCCTGAAGTTTTTTCATTTCTTCCATTTTACCTTCGGTTTTCCCTAATCCACCATTTAATTCATTTAGACCTAATACAGCTTTGGCTCCCATGTCTTCCCAACGAGTAGCAAACAAGCCAACTCCAATCTGATTCTGTTTTACCTTGTCATCCATTCCTTTTAAATCATTTAGAACAGCATTGAATACATCAGCTGCAGTTGCTTTACCATCATTAAATGATTTCCAAACCCCTTGAGTTTCTTCGGAAAGATCAGCAAACGCGTCAGCCGTACCTTTAGATCCGTCTTGTACTTTCTTTCCGAATTCTGCAACTGTGTCATTGATGTAATCGAGATTATACGATCCATCTCGAGTTCCATTTGCTAATATATTGAACATCTCTTCAGCTGAGAATCCTGCTTGCTTGAAGAGAGGAACATATTCTGAAAGGTTGTCAAACAATTCATCCGAGTAATTAAGACCCTCTTGGGCAGCTGCTGCTAATAGATCAAATGTTTTCTCTGTAGATAATCCAAACTGACTCATTAATTGTCCTGCACCACGAGTGGCTTCATTTAAGTCTACATCATAAATTTTTGCTAATGTTAAAACATCCTCCGATGCCATTTGCAATTCCTCATACGGGACATCACGCATATTTTGAAAGACTTTTATTAACGCATTATCAACCTCCTCAAGATTTTCACCAAACCCCTTTTTCCATGTATCTACAGCAATCTTTTGAAGATTTTCGGCACCTTTACCAGTCAATCCTAATGACGCCTGAATTTTCCTCTGTGATCCATCAAACTCTATTGCTGTATTTACAATCGATTTTCCCATTTCAATTAACTTTTCAGATATTCCTTGTAGAACTTCAGCGGCTTCCATTAAATTGTTCATATCAAGTTTCTTATTGATTTCAGCCATACCATCCGCAGCTTGTGAACCACTTCGTCCAACACTCTGTAAGGAGTTTTCGAATTGCTTTAATGTCGTTTTAGCTTGGTTTAATTTAGCCTCAAGTTGCTGCACTTCTGTGGAATTCTCACCATACGCACGTTTTGCTGCGCTTAATTGTTGCTCTAAATTGCGGACGACTTTATCCGTCATTTCTGTTTGCTGGCGTAGTTGTTTCTGTGCTAATTCCAACTTATCAGCTTCACTAGCGTTTGCTCCTAATTCAGCATTTTGAAGTTTAAAAGAGCTTGTTAATTTCTTTTGTTCCGCTTCAAGCTTTTTAGAATTCTCTTGTAAATCCAGTAAAGTTCCGCGTGCTTCCCTCGCTTCAATTGCTTGCTCGGAAAGACCTTCATTCACTCTTTTCATTGCATTATCAAGAGAAGTTTCAGCACGTTCTGCATCAAGCAACTTCCCGTACATCTTATTGAGTTGTTCGGCGGTTGTACTTGTGTCCTTAGACATAGCTTGATATTCAGCACGTAACATAGCTGTACGTTTCTTGGCTGCTTCCATTTGAATTTCAAGCTTCTTCTTTTCAGCAAGAAGTTTATCAGTCATCGTCGCATCTTGGCCCATTGCTGCAATATGATTTTTATATTCTTTTGCTGCATTATTCATAACCATATTGATTTGTTTCAATGTATTTGCATACTGAACCTGACCATCCATTTTAAAATTAAGGACGACGTTCCTTTCTTTACTATTCCCTGGCATTTTCTCACCTCATTTCTTATAGGAATGGTGTTTGATCTAGTGTGTAGATTTGTTTTGGTTTCTGCTCATGTAATGCATCCGGATTGTTGTATCTGAGATGCATGATGAATTGTTTTAAAAAATGTGCAGGTGTGATTTTCCAGAAGTCATCCATACTTAAACCAAGCAACGTATTACCGACATAAAAATAAAAATCCCAGTCCAATTCGGACTGAGATTCCTCGTTTTTAGTCAGTATGTTTTTTACTTTTTTTCTTGCTTCAGCTTCTCCATATCAGAATTCTGGAAAGTTTGGCCACTGAAGATTTCGTATACAACGATGAAGATGTCAGGTAAATCATTCATAGGAATGGCACCTTTAATTTCATCTAATGTACATTCCGTACCACCACTACGTACCATCGCATAAATTAATGCACGCATCAATTTCGCTTCATTTTCTCCCAGGCTAAATTGTCCTTTTCTTAACATATCATTCATTTCTTTTTCAAATTCATGATAAGGTGTTCCAAATGCTTCTTCCACATAAGGAAAAGATTCAAAAGTGAAAATAACAGGGATTGAGACACCCTGTATCTTAATGCTATTTCTAGTTATATTTACATTTACTAAATCACTTAAACGTGCCATAATTACCCTCCTTATTTACCTGTTTGAGTCGTTCCACCTAGCTGCGCTAGTTGAGATTCATCACAAATTACTTGTTTTAGGAAATCTTCAACTTTGATTCCTGTTGCATCAGGGGAACCTGTATCTAATTCAGCTTGTGTTACATCATTAAATAACAATGGATCTGCTGTAATTGTGTAGGCAATGTCATCCACAGTCATTTCATCACCTTGTGTTTTCCAAGATTCCTCTACTGGAGCAACTGTACATTTTGGGTACCAACGTAATATTTTAGTTCCATCATTTAAAGGGAATACAACACCTACTGCAAACTTTGGATACGCCTTTGCCTTCGCTGTTTCAAAAGACACGCCTTTTTTACGTGTTTTTGCAAAGATTTTATCTTTTACTTCACGATTTAGACCAGCAAGATTAAAAGCTAATCCAAACGCTGTATTTTTGACAATGTTAATAATTTTTTTGTTAGATGCCCACTTTGTAAAATTAGTAGAAGTAGTGGAAATCGTTAAATCAGAAATATTCGTTTGTCTATAAACGATATCCTCATAAGTTGGTAGTGCACTAGAAGTTTCATTTCCCTTCATCAAGCACAGATATAAATCTTCAATCCCTACGGAATATTGAATTTCTTTATTTTCAATTGTCATGTATATCATCCTCACATTCTATCTATTATTTTTTGTGCCATAATATCAGCAATTTTGTCACCTTCTGCATCAAAGGTATTCTGAACAAAATGTTTCCCTTTCACACGGCCCTTACCATTTGCTTTTTTATGGCCATGTTCAACTAAATACCAATACCAAGCCTCATCTTTAAACTCCACAGATACACGATCATCTTTCACAACAACCTTTAAGCTATCTCTTAAATGTGTTCGCTTATTTTTACTGGATGCTTTAATTTTTGGTTTTAATTTACTAGCAAAATACTTCGCCGCTTCATCTAATACATCCAGTTCGACCTTTTTATTCACACGTAATAGCGTATTGATATCTTCTAAAGCTTCAGCAAAACCATTGTTATTTGAAGCCATTACTGGATACACCTCACATACGTTATAAACTGCGTGATAGTGTCGTCGTTCTCGTCATAACCCATTCCATCAAATTGAGAATAGGACACGCCTGCTTCATTAAAAACAGCCTTTAACGGCTCGTAATCTTTTTCAGTTCCATTTGTGATAACTGCAATTTGATAAAGCGGCATATCCTTTAGGACCTTATTAGAAGCTCTCTTATGCTGCTCATTCACAAATTCATACACAATGTAAGGATAATTTGCTGTTGTAGGTGCACTATCACGATAAACTGGTATACCAGATTTCTTCATGATGTCTCGTAACTCTTGAAAGCTAATTTGCATAGGACAATGACACCTCCATCAATCGGTCTTCTTCACGCACATAAATACGCTCAATATCATAGATACGGCCACCAACTTTTACACGATAATCCTTTTGGTTATTTTCAATGTCACGATCAATACGGACTTCAATTTTCTTTACAATTTCATTCGTATCTTTTGTTGTAAATTTATCAGTGGCTGTAACCCCAATATTGTTATAACGAATGTTACGTTCTAACGGATATCCCATCACAACACGGTCTGTTTCAGGATCAATTGTTTCTCCTAATTTAAGTAGCTCACCCATCCATTTGAGTTTATTCGTCTTTCTCTTCATCGGCATAAACCTCCTGGACAAAAAACGGTGTCAAAGCATCAAGTGCCTGTTCTAATTCTTTTTCAGAGACTCTGTAATCATAGATAATACCGGCGACCATAACAATTAAATACTCGGTCTGTTTACCTGTCGCATTCTTTACATAAGTCCTTGCTTGTTCAATATAAAAAGAGAGCAAAGAATCATCCATGCCCTCTTCCCAATGAATATGAGATTTTAATTTCTCAATTAAATCTTCCATATTAAGCACCCGGTGTAGTTTGACCTTTCAAGACGTACTTATAAACTGGAACTTCAAATGGAGAATGAATTAATTGAGCATCTAGTAAGTTCCAGATACGGAAACCTACACGGTTTGTACGTGAGAATAACTCAACTAACTTTTGTACTTCTAGTGATCCAATAACATCTTGAATATAGAACTTAGAGAAATCACCGAAATAGAATACTGGTGTATCTGGTGAATCAGGAATGTCAATTGCATCTTCTTCCTCAACAGGGAAGCCTAATAATGTATAACCAATGCCGCCCTCTGCTTGATTAAATGGACGAAGTAATGGGAAACCATCATCAGTTTTCATTGTTTCAATTTTTGTTAGTGCTGCTGTATTTAATACCCATCGTGCTTTTTTACGAACCTCTTTAACAGGTGTATTTTTCATTTTTACTAATGCATCGTAAAGATTTTTCTCATCTGTTTTAAACTCAACAGCTTTCTTTGCTAATGCACCGTCATTTATGTTATTCGCTTCATCACCATTAACCATATATTGAGTTTCTTTACGAACATAAGCTTTTTTCAGCTCGTCCATTACAATTTGTTCAATTGGTAAACCAGTTCGTGCCAATAGCTTTTTCGTTACAGTAGCAAGCGCATCAAATTCTGTTGGTGATAATTCAATTTCATCAAATTCGATATCTGTTTCTGGAATTTCATTATTTGTTCGCTCGTTTTTATGACCTTGAGCTTCTGCCTTCTTAACTAGAACAGGATACTTAATATTTTCTTTTGTTTTTACTCCTGTACCTAATCGACGTAAGAAGTTTTCTTCTTGAGCATACGTAATAATTTCTTTACTTAAGAAATCTGGAATAGTAACAGAGCCATTACCAGTCACTAACCCTAATGCACGGGCTTCTGTTTCATCAATGTTACCTACAATGTAGTTTGCAAAAGCTGAACGAGTTTCCTTTTCTTTGTTTTTAGTAGATTTATGACCTTTAGTAGAAAGAGCTGCTGCGATAGATGCTGAAATAGCGGAACGTTGTTCTTCTGACAGTTCGGTTTTTTCATTCGGATTTTCTTTTGCTGCTGGATCTTCTTTTTTCTCTGGATCATCATCTTTCTTTTTGTCTGGATCTTCTTCTTTTTCTTCCTCTTCTAATTTCGCAATTTCATCAGCAAGAGTTTTCGCTTCTTCTGTTAGTGCTTCTACTTCAGCCTTAACTGCTGCTAATTCTTCTGAACGAACTTCACCTTTCTCTACTTTCCCTTGCAATTCTGCTAATCGAGCTTTATTTCGTGCTTGAGATGCTTTTAAGATTTCTTTTAAGTTCATGTTAATTTTCCTCCAGGACTTTTTTTATTTGTTTAATAATGTTGTTTCTTTCTTCTGTATCATCTTCCACAACAGTTTTTACGGCTGCTTCTGTACTTCTCATTTCAATCATGGTTGCATTTTCGCCCCTGGTTTCAATGGAAGTGGCAACATAGGCTGGTGTCATATCCAAAATAGAAACTTCTAAGAGTTCTAATTCTTCAATAGATCGTTTTTGAACACCAGCTTCGCCCTCTTCCCAGGAGTCCTTTTCAGAAACAAAACCAAATGACCAGCCACGCAATTCTTTATTCCTTGCCTTCTCAATCACTTGTTCATCTGTCACCGTAGCAATAGCTCTTAAACCAATATTGTCTTCACACAATTCCAGATTGCCATTTTCAATAGAACCAAGCTTTCTATTTTTGTTGTGATTAAAAAGCAAGTCCACATTCTTTGCTTTATTCAATGCTTTCTCAAACGCTTTTGGAACAATTCTTTCCTTGAAATATCCCCTCGGAGAAGGCAACATTCGACTTTCTCTGTCCACAACATTTACATATCCATCAAGTATGACTTGATTCCCTCGGACCTCAATTTTCATTCTCTTCACCTCCTCCCAATGAACCATCGTTTGCTTCTTTCTTACCGATTTCAGTTAAATCATTTGAAATGTATATAGCCTGTGACTCAGGTGTATTTTGTTTAGGGAATCCAAGCATATCAGCGACATTATCAGGTGAAGTAATAGCCGTACGCACAAGGTTGTAACCAATATTCGTTTTGTTGCTATAAGTGACAAAATCAAGAATATTAATCTTAAATTTGATACGTTTCCCTGAATTTTGGCCATAAAAAAGAAGACTCAAATGGTCTTCAAAATTTTTCATTATTGGTCTAACTGCTTTGTTGTGGATATACATCATCGCTTTTTCAATATCTTCTTTGATTAACTCTGTGTATGTGTCCACATTTATGCCTAAATACTTACCTAAATCTTTTTTATATACATTTAGGTATGCTAGGGTCTTTTCATCGTCTAGCGGGCTTTTAAGCGTATCAATTGAGTACCCTTTTCCAAGAGGAATCATTTTTACAGACCTAGATTCATCAATTGATTCTAATTGATCTAAAATTGCGTTGATTAACTTTGACTGCGCACCATTCTGTGGATTGATATGAGCATCCAAATTTAACAGGAATGCTAATAGTCCACCCTTCTTATATTTATCAGTTAAAGTTTTCTCAGCTGACATAACACCTTCTAGCGTATCTCTTCCCAAATCAAGAAGGCCTTTTCCTCTTAAATGATCTGCGCCAATATTTTTCACATGACGAATCATAAATGGAGGAATTTCGTGACCGCCAATATTAAAGTGCTCTACCAAATTATCATCTAACTCTGTGAAAACATTTGAAGCTAAATGAATTTGAGCACCATTTAATATTGGGAATGTTTCGCCCTCGAGTAAATAAGTATTCGTCATTAATTTAATAAATTCCGATTGTGTAAGATAGTTGTTCGGATTCCTTAAGATTTGAAGTGCAATATCATCTTTAATTTCATTACCAAATTCATCCTCCACAACAATGTCAGCTAACACCATTTGATTACTAATGTCTTGTAACAATTCGTAAACATCGCTAGACTGTAAAATGTTTGAATCTGTTATATATACACCGCCATAACGAATGCTCTTTCCTAAAACATCATCAAGGTAACCACGCTTTTCGGCCTGTTTAAATAAAAAATTTGAAAACCTATCTCTTAAACCCAAATTCTCACCTCATTTCCATATAAATCTATAAATTTCCTTTTCCAAACCATTTAATGTTATTATTCTTATATAAGGAGGTGATAATATGACTCAAATCCCTTACGCTGATACAAATGGTCGTTTAACTGTTGAGGTTCAATTGCGACACGCTGCCGATGTTTTTCTGGTAGATAGCAATAACTATCGAAAACTCCAATCTGGTCAAAGATATACGTATTTCGGTGGACATTATAAACAAACTCCTGTAACGATTACTGTAGAAGGCGCTGGTAGATGGTACCTTATTGTTCGTGGTGGCGGACAATATAACTACCGTTTCTACTAAACTCAAAAAGACTACCCAATTTTAAATGTGGTAGTCTTTTTCAATAATTGCATTTTGCTCCATGTATACAGTAACTTTATTCATTATTTCCTTTATGTTTTTTATAGTTAGACCTTCCTTAGTAGCAAATTGAATAATTGTAGAAGTTAATTTGTCTTCTAGCTCTTCACTAATAACTCTTGTTTCGTTCTTCATTTTCCACTCACTCCTTATCGATAAATATCAGCTAAGTATTTTTCGTATTCATCTTGTGGAACTACATCTTCCATCATGTTCAATGTTTCTTTATGGCCAATTAACATGGCCACAAATCCATCGATATGTTCCGGTGATTTACGTTTAGACGGTGTTTTTAAATTATTGATATTTGTAATTATTTTTGCGTTACTTGCACAGAAAATAAGTAAAGGATTATCCGTTTTAATTCGATCCTGGAGCAATAATATTTCAAAGTCATCAAACGGTTCATTCATATGTGTTGGATACTGTGGAACTTCCACACATTGAATCCCAAGCATTTCCCACTTTTCAACGAGTTTTTCAGCAAGGGCTGGATCATAGTTTATTTGACGTAAATCAAAATTCTCAAATACCCACTCCACATAATGATTTACCATTTCTTCATCAACTGTTTTCCCAGGACAAATTGTCACAAATTCTTTTTCAGCTAACGCTCTATACGGAACGTTTCTTTGCTGCTCTTTGTCTTCGATTCCAAACTCCGGAATAAAATACATTTGCTTAACGATTAATATTGCATTCCCTTCATCATCGTATGTTGGAATATTTATTGATACACAAGTTAAATCCGTACGTCTTGATAAGTCCACACCGACAACACAAGTTAATCCTTCAATATTATCTAAATAGTCCACAAGCATTTTATCCAGTTGGTCTTTATCGAAATATGTTTCTGCATAATTAACGAAAACATCCAAATGCTTTGATAAGAATTCAGCCTTATTAAAGCTATTGTTTTGAGCTTCTTTAAATGCATTCTCAAGAAACTCCATGTTAACTGATACATCCATATTTGGATTAACCATTCGCCAAACATCACAGTCTGTCCAATCAAACTTTTTGTTCGGCTCATAAATCATCATGAACCAGGAATCATCTTTATCATCTTTCAAAACTTCTTTTGCGTAGGTATAAATTTGAGTTCCAAGTGAGCCTGTATTCTTTCCTGCTGTGGAAGTGATGATGTTGAGTGGTTCTTCTTGGGCAATTTGCGCTGAACGTAAGTTATCGTATTGTTCACGGTCCATTTGAGCATGAACTTCATCAAAATAATTGATATACGGGTTTTTACCTTCGTTACCAGCATTATCTTTCGTAAGAACTTTAATTACATTTGCATATTTAATATCGTCTTTCACAAATGTGTATTTAATTGACTTAATTGTATCCTCTTTACCTTTATAGATACGCGTATCCGGACGTAAATCTGGACTGTTTTCAATCGTTAGCGCAATCGGCCCGGCTGCATTTTGACATTGTTCAAAAGTATTAGCGGAAATATAACAATCAGCACCTTTTACACCTTCTCCGTACATCGCATAAATGACTGGTGAACCGCCCATAATTGTTTTTCCGTTTTTCTTCGGAACCTGCAAATAAGCCGTACGAATTACTCGCACCGCTTTACCATCTTCATTATATTTTTGCCACCCATAGATGTTAGCAAAGTAGAACTTTTGCCAGGACTCTAAAATTAATGGTTGTCCTGCCCATTTTCCTTTTGCATGTTTTAAGAATGTTTCCGTGAAATAAATCATTGCATTTGCTTTTTCAACATCGAACCAAATATCTTTTCGTTTCTTCCATTTCTTATATCGTTTGATTGCCAATTTAATAGAATCAGGATATAAGTGTGGGGCTGCATCTACTTCCGAAACGAACATATCAGCGTAATTTGTTTCAAAATCAATCATCGATTTAACCTCTGCCTAAATTGCAATAATTTGTTGTTATCAGTAGGCTCCGTGGACTCTTTCTCTGCTTTTCCCTTTTCGAGAAGAACCCCACTTTTTTTAATTAAATCTTTGTTTTTCCCGTCCAGTCCTAATTGCCCCAAATACTTTGCTTTTTGCTTAGACCAAACTTCAACTTGTTGAGCTAATGGATGCTTTGATTCTTTCACATCACCATTTACATTCTTTGTTTTTTGGACTGTTGGAAAGTTGGAATTCTTCCACAATCCATATTTGACGCTATATATCTCGACTGCATCAAGATAAACTTCAATCAACGGATCAAGCGCTGGCGAATAAGTTCCGGCTTTAACCAAAACATTCATAATACGCTGCGCTTCTAATTCTTTTTTCTTTTCAGCTTCAATTACGACCTTCGATTTTCTGGCCATTCCTTAAATCACCACCTAAAAAAACGAATTTTTTTCAAAAAACCATTTTGAGGTGCGCGTTTGCACCCCCACTCCCTATCCCCCCATAAGGCCAGCTTTTCTTTTTTTGATAGGGGGGCTTATAGTTTCCAGTCGAACTTTTTCTTTTCCTGGTATTTTTCATTTGTTTCTCTTTCTACAATCGGATGACACTTAGAACAAAGTGTATCGATATTATCTGGATCTAATCTTAATGAAGGATTGATTTTAATTGGAACAATATGATGATGATGTGCTTGCTTACCAAACACAAACCTTCCACATCGTTGACACAATCCTTTGTCCCTTTGATAACAGAATGACTTCAAATCTTGCCAGGCTTTTGTACGATAGAATGATCTGTTCTTTGAATACACAACTGTCTTCTTCTGTTTACGTTTATGATTGAGACAGTATCGTCCTTTATCGATTAATGTCTTGCAGCCTTGTTCAGCACAGTACTTCATGATAGTAACTTAATAATGTCTTCTTTCTTTTTAACATCGGCTGGAATCTCAACATTAATCGATGCAGCATGTTCACGTAATTCTTTCACTGTCATATCATCTAATTCAGTTACTTTAACATCAATCACTTTATCGTCAGCAAATTTAGCAATCATACTCTTAGGATTTGCAGTTACTTCAAATCCTGGTTCTTCACCTGTAGGTACAAATAGACTTCGTTTTTCTTTGTTATCCCAATACTCTATACCAGATATTGTTTTTCTAATTTCAGTAATCATTTACATCCACTCTCCTTTTTTCATAACTTGTACCAGGCTATCAATGTTGTATTTAACACCACATATAAAACTTTTAAATAAGTAAAACACTTACTACAACACCAATGTAATTTTTGCATAATAAAAAGCACTCCATAAGGAATGCTTCAAACAATACCGATTATTACTATTTATTCGTCTAACTTCTTCGGAAACCTTTTTCTCTTTATACTAAAATAATATACCGGCAAAGCCATATAGACTATTCCCATTATAAATGACATACTGTAGGTTACCTTTTTAGAATCACTCTGAAGCGTATTGTTTATACTATGGGATAACTCTGGGTAAAGAATAGCTATAATCGGCATTATCCACAAAGATGCCCCTAAGAAAAACATTATTATATGTGCTACTTTACTAATCCATGGCTTTTTCAAAGAGAGGAGTCTTTTATTATTAACTCTCACTCCCCTTTCTGTATTCCAACTTTTTATATCTTGTTTCATACCTATAACAGTACCTTTAAAAACAACTGGGTTTTTATCATCTGTATGTAATATTTCCACTCTTACTCCATCATTAGGATCCAAATAATCAAAATTAAAAAGCAGTTCATTCTCTTTATCTAGTACTAAATCCACTTTATTTGTACGGCGAGTTTCTTTCAGAATACGATAACTAATAATACTTTCGGATTGTTCAATTTGTATTCTTAATGGATCCTCTTTAGTAATATGACTACTTTTTATTGTCTCATTTCCTGAGTTCCAGATAACCAAACTTGTTTTGATTACTCGAGGCACTTCATTTCCACGAAAATAAATTTGTATTTCTTCTGGGGTATTTCGATTCTTCCCTATTATTTTCGTAGCACTAGATTGATATACTAATCTCTGACCTATTTTAGATTTTCGATAAGTCACTATTGCAATTAGTATCCCAATTACTCCTATTAGCGAACCTACCCATCCTTGATTAAAAAAATCAAATATAATTGCCAATTAAACCCCTCTTTTCTATATATACCAATTAATATAATAAATGGTATTAATGGGAGTATCAATGTTTCTTAGGCAATTAAAATATTTAATTGAAATAAAAAAGCAACCGTGCACCAGTTGCCCTTTCGTCAATTCCTTATGTTATTACTATAATCGATATTTTCAATGGTTTATATAATGATTACTTACCTTAAGTAAATGTTAAGTTCTATTTGAGTACTCAACCTTTTCTCGCATGGCAGCATGTTTATTGTAAATATACTGTGGACTGTAATTTAGATGCTCCGCAACCTTTTCCAATGTCATGCCTTCCACATACTTGAAATATGCAATTCTATGTTCCAATCCTTTAAATGTACGAATTAACTTTTTGAGTTTGTACATATCATTCATTTTATGTGCTAACTCATATTCAATTGCTTCAATACGTTCTTCTACCTTTGCACCTTCCGATTCAGCAGTTAAACGTACCTCTCGCAAATCACCACTAACCCAGCGTTTTAATTCAGCTTTTGTTTTGTCTAAGTTGTAATCTAAATATGCGATTCGTTCTTCTAATTTCTGATAGTCTTTCAGCCAGTCAAACAAATGATGATTCACCTACTTTCTATAAAAACATCAGTCTCATAAAACATTTTTTACTCTAAGTTATTTTTCTTTAAATTGAATATTACTAAATCAAAGATTATAATTTCTAAGATTCCCCTACACTATTGCCCAATAGAGAAAATCAGGCTTAGCCATTAAGCACTATTAATTTCAGTAATCATATCTTATCCATGTAAAATACTTCTCAAGGAAAAGGAGATGTGCTTGTGTATCCTTATGAATATACACCTAATCCATATACACCTAATTATGAGGTTGGTGATCCAAGGCTTACTCCCGTCGGTTGCGTTGGAAAATTTACAATGATTACATTAGTTACTGGTAATACGTTTGGAATGATTGTAGATTCAGCAGATCCAACTGGTTTCACAACAGGTAGAGTACCTCCAACTATGGCTAAAACTGCATTTCCATCTAGTTTTATTGCTTCATCCATTTGCGTTTAAAAACTATATTAGAAGCCATTTCTATATAAGGAATGGCTTTACTAACTTTATTAGATAAACATCTTATTAGTGATTTTATTTCCATCCCTAAAATTGGAATAACATAGTTAATTCTCTACCGTTTCTCCATCAACAATCTTTAATTGACCAGGAGCAACATCCGTTGTTCCATCCTGTTTAACGTTGTACTCCATACCTTCATGCGGTTCTTCATAAAACTCATCAATGGACATTTGAGAAGGTTCAAGAATGATATCAACATTTCCACCGGCAAAAGGATAAAGTTGATTTACTACACCTTTTGCATCACGTTTTACATTCAATTTAATTGCTGTTTTCTTGCTATCACGTTGAATATTAACGAACTCCGCACCAATTGGTTCAACTTCACTTTTCTCCACAGTGAGATGAACAATAGTACCCGGCATTTTTAATAATTCATCAGCATGTGGAAGTTCATCACTTAATACATGGAACATTAAAACTTCCTTTTTATCGTCCTTTTGCATCTTTTTAAATAGTACGTTCAATTTAATTTTAGTCATGATTTATCTCTCCCTTAATTGTTTTAGTTTTCATCATATGACGCCTTTTTTTAGATACTCACGAGCCATATATAAGAAATGATGATATATGTAATTACCTGTTGTAGCTGGCTCAATAAATACTGTTGAAAATCCATATCGTACTTCAAATGTTTTTAGACTACCAAGCAAAGCTTCTGGTTTGTATTGGCTTATATACTCACCTTTTAATATTTTTTGATAACCTTTTAGATCCTCCACAAGTAGCACAAATGGATGTTTAGCAGCACGAATCAATTCATTTTCGAATCTTGTACGATCTTTAATTGATTGAACCAATTCATCTACGCCATTTTTACGTTCTACCCCAGCACTTAAATAAATATCTCGTGTAATGCCCATTTCAGGATTTTTAGGAATTACCGCTGAATAATCGGCTGTATCAATTTTTCTAAGTCTGAATGGAACATTCTTTTTGCGAAAATACTCAAGTACGTGTTGGTTTTTCTGTTCTCTTGTATCTACCATGATTTCTAATGTATCCAATATTTCCTTCAATTCTTTTTCTGAATATCGATAATGAATTGCTGGCATTTATTTCACCTTCCTAAAATGCAACATTGCACGATTGAATATTTCTTGTGAAAGCTCGTCCGTTAATTTATTTTCATAGTTAGCCACAGATTCTTTTACATATAACCAACCATTAAGTGAGAAGTTCAATGTTAATTCCATAACCAATCTTGCTGCAGCTTCATCATGATTAAACCAATCATTAATTTTTGGATTCATGTCTTGCTCAACACCGATAAAAAAATTAATAATTTTATCTATCGTTTGTTTTACTGCATGATCTTGGTCCGAATAATTCCCTTGCAAATATTTAATAATACGTAGCTTGTATTCTTTAATAACTGATTCAATTTCAGGAGCAATCTTTTCATGGTTCTCAATATATAAATCATTTCCATCAAGAACGAGCTTCGCTCCCATCGATTGAACATCAGCACATATTTGTTTTGGATGCATATTACACCTCTTTTTTCTAAAAGGGTTATCGAGGGTTACTAAGTTTTTTATTCAGTAACCCACTACAAAACCAGTCGTATCAAGGGTTCAAGACTCATTTGGGTTATCAGGGTTACTAAAGTTACCCGGTTTTCTATTAAAGTCCTATATATATTATTTTTTTATTTATTTATTTTCTTATAGGCTGTTATAGGAAACTCAGTAACCTTAATAACCCATAAGCTATAAACCATTGATATAACAACATTTATATGGGTTATTAAAAAATAAGTTCAGTAACCCTTTAGTAACCCAATCTCAAATCTTTTTCCTATTTATAGGAGTTATGTTACTTTTCTCCTCTTTATCATCCGTTGAAAACAAACTCGCACTAGCATAATTGTTTAATGTCATACCAATAATGAAAGTTTTGTTTTTCGCACCTTTTTCTTTTTTAAATCCACGAATTTCTAATTGACGATAAAAGGCACGATTCTTTAAATCCAATTCATTATTTTGATAACACCACTTTGTATAATTTTCATATAGTAGCTTCGCTTCAATTCTCTCTGTAGGATGTACCGTACAATTTTCATCAATGAAGGGAGCCAATATATCCATATCTTCACGATATTCTGCGGTCGCAGCCTTCACGGCTTCAGGAGCACGCAACCCTTCGGCCTGCCATTTCATGCAGCCTTCCACCGCCCAACGCAAAACGCCAGGCATTTCTTTTGCTAATTTATCAGGCAGATCATAATCAATCTTGTCTTTCGGTATCGTTACAGTAAATGGAATAAGCATAATCCTTCTCCAAATACCTTCATCGGAACCTTTAACAATCGGTTTATGGTTGGTAGTGAAAAATACTTTAAATTCAGGTGTAAACTCGAAATATTCCTGGCGTAAGAAACGAGCTGACATTTTCTCACCACCGGTGATTTGTTTCACCAGGGCTTCGGATAATTGTTGTCCTTCTTCACTCTCAACAGCCGATACAAAACGAGCTCCATCTAATCTGGCCACATCGTTATTGATTCCTGAATCATTTCTCTTTTTTAAGAAGGTGTCACTGTTTGTCTGTCTTCCATAATCACCGAGTAGGTCCTGGATGATATTAATAAAAGTAGACTTACCATTACGGCCATTACCAAATAAGAAAAACATTACTTGCTCTTTTGTTACACCAGTTAATGAATAACCAATAGCTTTCTGCAGGTAGTTAATTAATTCATGATCCGCTTCACCTGTAGGTGTTTTAAAAATACTTTCCAGGAAAGCTTTCCAGTTTGGACACTCAGCATTTTTGTCATACTTGATTGGAGAAATCTTTGTTAATAACAAGTCACGGTCATGTGGTAATAATTCACCAGTCTTTAAATCGATAACTCCGTTATCACAGTTAAATAAAAAGTTATGAGCATCTAATTCTTTCTTTTTCACTGATACCATCGGTCTTACATCTAATATGCTATTTATCCTAATTGACCGTCTTTCACACTTCTTAGCCCAATCATGCAGTAACTTTGATTGATATTTATCTTCTGTAGCCTTTGCTTCCCCATATATAGCTCTAAGTGTTTTGGCCGTGATAGCTTCAATTTGTCTCTTACTATCCTCATGCCAATGCTTACCGTTCCATATAAGCCATTCCAACTCATTACAATAACGAACATTCTCGCCATGATAATATGCAATACGTTCTGCATTTCCTAACTCAGTTAAATGAAACTTTGGTGCTTCATCGATAATCTCCTCAGTATCTTCAATAGAGTTATCAGAAATGTAAACTTCATACTTTTTCTCTTCAGGCGGTTCATAATCAGCTATTGTGGAAGGAGTTGAAAGAATTGCTGTATCAATTGTCATTTGGCCATATGTACGGCCATCACTGGAATGTGGTTTATCCCACTTCTCACGAAGTAATGAGGACTCTCTAAACATTGAATCCATCTTTGCTGCATCTTTATCTGTCCAAAATGCTAAATGATTACATAGGGCCATATCAGTTGAAGAATGATCATCGTTAATCAACATGCCCTGGAATAAATCTTTAATGGCTGCACCGCTTTTACTATCAAACATTCGCTCCCATAATTCTGCATTCGATAAACTAGTAATATCTTCTCGTTCAAATGAAGTAGTACTTTGTTTCTTTTCAGGCTTTGGCTTTTCTTTCAAATACTTCTCAAATAAAACTTTTAATTCATCCGTTCTATCCTCCACAGGGACTTGATCCAGGCAATCACCTGTGAAAGTAAAATACCTTCCATGCCTGTATACTTCTAATCCGATATCAACATTTTTCCGTCCTGTACCTGGTCCTTTTAATGGCAGCTTACCTTTTGCAATGATGTGGATACCATCACCACTTGGTGAGTATTCCGTGTAACTATTTACGATTTCAATAACATCCTCAGCTAAACTTGTAAGAGCACCTTCTTGAATACAATGGTCAATATCTATTCCAATGAATGGATCATCCTTTGAAAACATGAATCCAATTCCGTCATAATCTCCTTGTTCAAAGAATTTTATGATCGTTGGGAACGTTGACCAGCTCCGTTTATTATTCGATTGAGCCATTTCCCCATTGATTTGATAAGGAACTTTTGTTTTCTTACCATTTCTTACTTCTGACCGCCATAAGATCCAATGAGGAGTGTTTTTAAGCTCTGCCGGTATTTGATTAAATTTATATCTCATTTGATTTTCTCCCTTTGGAAAAGGGAGCCGTTAGTAGCTCCCTCCTATTTGAATCTTGTTAATTAATTTTTAGAATGGTACATCATCATCTGAAATTTCAACGTTAGTACTTGGAGCTGCTACTTCAGAAACCTTAAATCCTTTTACCTCCGGATATTTTTTACCGTTATATTCACGCTCACCTACTACTAATCGCAATGGTTTATTCAGGAATGTATCAGCCCATTCCTTATAGCTGCTAAATTGCATTCCATCCGGGAATTGTGCTGCTTTTGATGCTGCTTGGAATCTCCACATTGCTTTTTCTGTAACCGTAAAATTATCAAACAGAATCTTTTGACCTTGGAATGGTTGGTCCACATCGCTGCGAATCTCGTAATCAACGATTACTCGGTTATTGCCTGACTCTGCTTGCTTTAATTCATAATTAACAACCATTACTTCATATTCACCTGGCTTAATTACCTCATATTCTACTGCTTGACTGTGATCTACTTTAAACATTATTTTTCCTCCTTGTTGTTAAAAGCTTGTAATCTTTCTAATGCAACTTTTAAATATTTCATATTGAAATCCTCAAGTTTTTGATTCGTTTTAAATTCAATTTCAGAGAGCATCTTAGTTGCATCTTCACTCGTACTAGCAATTTCTTTAATTTGTGCAATAAGATTGTTTCTTTCATTTTCTTCCTCAGCTTTTACATCAATGCCCAACTCGAGCCATTGATACAGCTTACGGCCTACTTCAGCAGTAATCTTTTGTGGATTCCCTTCGAACATCTGTGTATTATCCTTTGAAGTATCCGCTACATGGTCAATATCGATTACAAAATTAAGCATGAATTCATATTCCATTTCATCCTTTTGCACAGGCTTAGTACCAACTTTACGTGGAGCCATTTTTCCGTTGCCATCCGGTTCTACTACATACTCAGTTTTAGTTCGTAAAGTTGCTAAAATATGAACATTGTTCTGAGTTAACGTTTTTATTAATTTAGTAGTTTCAGATGAAAGCTTACCCCAGTTTTGAAATGAATTACCTGCCATGTTCCCATGAGTTTCTACAATACCGCCTTCGCCCTGCCAGTTATGTGATAATGAATCGATGATAAGTACCTCAGCACCAGCCTTCTTCATAACTTGAACCGCTTCGTTATATCTTTCAGTTGTGTACGGTGCATTAAAGTCAATATGAAGAAAGTTTCCTATTTTTGTTTCTCCATACACAAGACCTACATGAAGTTTTGAGCGTCTATGTTCTGTATCAATTACGCCAATCTTCTTCCACAATTCTTCTTCTGATAAATCAGGATACGCCTCTTGCATCATTCCAAAGGCTGTAAGTAATGCGCTACCTGTTTTACCTGAACCACTACAGCCAATAAAACCAATAACTGCTTTCATCTTTTCACGTTTTGCTTCTGTTACTTGGAACATATTTATACCTCCACACTATAAGAAATAGATTCAGGCTTAACCGTAACCCCTGGGACAATTTGTCCATCCTCATCCACAACTACTTTTTCACCGCTGATTTCCGCAATCTTGAATTTCTTCTTCAAGTCACCCCATTTAACTTCTGTCTTTAGGCAATCATCAAGATGGTTTTCAATAGCGTATTGAAGTACCTGGGCTGTATCTTTTTGCTCCGGCGCTTCACTACTCTTACGAGTCTTTGATTTACCATAAGGCGTACTAATTGTTTTCTGTTTTGGATCCACTGCAAGTTGTTCCATATGATAACGTCGAATATGAGTTTCAAAGAATGAAATATCATTGTGAATGGGTTTCAATTCACTTTGCTCCCATTGTGTAATACGATCACGTTCAACATTTGCTAGTGTCGTAATTTCTTTTTCCTTTGCTTTAAGCGCTGAAATTTTACGAAATGCCCAATTCAAACCGTTAATATCCGTAACCTCAAATTGTTGCTCCGCATCTTGTAATTGATCCACTTCTAATAATTCATTTTGTTGTAATGCATTCATCGATATTACCTCCAAATTTTTTTTTGAATTCCTTTGCCGTATAAAGAGAAAGGTATGTAAAACCATTTTTCGTAAATTCAACTTGTAAAGGAAAAACCGCATCATCACGTTTTACCACTTCTAATTTCCCTTCTTCATTTAAAAGTTCTTCTAACAATTGATGTCTCACATGAACCTTATTATCTAAATAAACACCCAAAATTCCTTGTTCCTCAGCTAAACGAACAGCTTGTACATTTTCCTCAACTGCTTTAATCATTTTGCACCTCTTCATAATCAATGGTCTTTCTAACTACTACACCACCAATTTCATTAGCTTTTCTTTTGGCATTGTAAGTATTTTCATACTCCACGGCATTTCTTACTTCTTTAGTCATTACTAGGTCGTCTTCATCTTGGAGAAATACATTCCCTAACATAACTAGATATGAAGTTTTCACTTCTAATTGTTTATTCATTAAAAACGCTCCTTTACTCAAATGCATTTCATGCTATAATGACTGTGAATTTTGTTTTTCTAAATCACCTGTTGGCGCAGGTGGTTTTTCTTTTTATACCGCCCGAAAGCATTCAACATCTTGTTCCGCAATTAAGTAATTCGTTAGATTCCCTTCAAGTACGGCATTCTGTCCGAACATAAAATACTTATCATCTTGCTTAATTTCACAACCATAGAAATCTTCAATTGGATGATCAGGTTCTTTAGTAGATTCCTTTCCACCAATGTCTTCCACAAATATTGCATCGATATTACTCAAACTAATGTGGAATGGTACTTTTGGAGTTGCACCTTCATATTCAATTCCTGATAAAAATCCAAAACTATTTTTAAATGTTTTAAATTGTTCTACTGTAAAACTTGCTTTGGCACCTGATTTAAAAACTAGTGTTACCTCCTTCAATTAACTCTCTCCCTTTCATTTTCTTTTCCTTTTCTAGTAAAATATTTCTAGAAAGGTAGGTGATTAATATGAATCTCTCAATTTATCTAAAACTCTATTTCGCTAACACCTTTGGTAAGGTTAAAATTAAACCTACCTACAAACACCTCGAATACATGTATGAGAATAACTTTGTAATTCCCATTACCGATGGATACACTAAAATTGCTGGTTTCCCAGTGCCCACTCACAGTGATTGGCACACTATTACATCTGACGGAAAAAAAGCTATGTGGGATAAAGGTAGTCATTTGAAAACTAGACTAATTTCACTAATCGCAGTAATCATTAGCTTTTTAGCATTGCTAATTAACTTTTATAAAAAGTAAAAATTAGAACTACTATTGATACTAATAAGGAAAATAAGGATGTATATAATGTTTTCTTTTCTTCCTTTGCACGCCAATTATTTAATCCCTCAGTTGTTACTTTGCTAACAGTTGGGGATTTTTCTTTATTTTTCTCTGAAGCATGATCCTTCAATTAACTCACCTCCCTTCAAGATGAAACCTTACGGTTCATTAGGTACATTTTGCGCTTTGCTTCTAATTCAGTAATAAGTAATAGCGCGGGACTATGTCTCATTTCAGCGCATCTTTTTACAACTTCTGATGCTTTCATTAATTTACTTGCGGATAGTACTCCGTTCATGATTAATCACCTCTTTTTTCTTTTCTTCAGCCTGACGAGCTGCTAAAATTCGAGGAACTGAAGTTTTCATAAAAAACTCAGCCATTTTTAACGCCGTTTCCTCACTTGGCGGATTATCCAATATAGTTCGTTCCATCTATCTCACCATCCACCTCACAAACTTCATGTTTCATGAAGTTTGTTGGCAAAAAAATTTCCTCAATTCCTTTACCTAATCTCTGAGCAATTAAAAACATCTCATTAGCTTTAAATTGAGTAACTCCATATTCTTTATTAACATAAGTTCTCTTATCTACACCTATTAAATCAGCCATATTCTGCTGAGTTAACCTATTATACATACGTAAAGAAACCAGTTTTTCTTGCAAAATAATTCACCTCACTTCCGACAACTTCATATTACATGAAGTTATGACAAAATTCAACAATTATTTTCATGTTTTATGAAATTAAATATTATTTTTCTTGTTTCATGAAATTTTTAGTTTAATACTTCATGAAATATGATATAATAGACCCAGAAAGGAGGTGAAACTTCATGAAACAAGATATTTCTAAATATGTAGGTCAACAAATTAAAAACTTTAGGAAACTAAAGAAAATGACCCAAAAAGAATTAGGATTACGAATAGGAAAAAAACATAATACAATTTCATCTTATGAAAATGGGACAAACGAACCTGAACAAGATGTATTATTTGCCATAGCACAAGCATTGGATATCTCGATTAATGATTTGTTCCCACCAACAAATGAAGTGTATAAACCAAATACTCCAACTATTTCTTTAGTACGTGAATCTTCATATACTTATGTTCCAACTGCAATTTCAGCTGGTTTACCTCTAGAAATTGATGGAATGACAGAAATGGATTTGGAAACTATACATATTCCTGATTCATTAATGGGGAAATGGGCAGGTAGAGAAGATATTTTTATGACTCGTGTTAATGGTGACTCGATGAATAAAGTTATACCACATACCTCTTTGATTGCCGTAAAAGAAGTTGCTTTAGAGGAACTTTACGATAATGACATAGTTGTTTTTAGTAATGGATGCGATTATTCTGTAAAACGTTTCTTTAACGATAAGCAAAATAAAAGATTAATATTCCGACCAGATTCATATGACAATCGTTTCTTTGATTACACAGTTCCTTATGAAGATGCTGCGAATATAAAAATACACGGTAAAGTAGTAATGTACGTAGCTACATTAAACTAATACCTATATCAATTAAATCTTTAGCGCTAGGAATTTAATGGACAGCCCGTACAGCTGTCCTCTTTTTAAAAGGAGAGATAAATAGTGACTGTTGGAATTTATATAAGAGTAAGCACTGAAGAACAAGTGCGAGATGGTTTCTCTATTTCAGCTCAACGTGAAAAGCTAAAAGCATATTGCGTGGCACAAGACTGGGATAATTTTAAATTTTATGTAGATGAAGGCGTATCAGCAAAGGATACTAGTCGTCCACAATTAAGCATAATGTTAGACCATATCAAAAAAGGCTTAATTGATACTGTTTTAGTTTATCGCTTAGATCGTCTAACACGTTCTGTTATGGACCTATATAAACTACTAGATACATTCGATAAATACAACTGCGCTTTTAAATCTGCAACAGAAGTTTATGATACTTCCACAGCTATGGGGAGAATGTTTATTACAATTGTGGCTGCATTAGCTCAATGGGAAAGAGAGAATTTAGGTGAACGTGTACGAATGGGACAATTAGAAAAGGCTCGCCAAGGAGAATATTCAGCAAAGGCCCCATTTGGATTTGATAAAAATGAGCATAGCAAATTAATTATAAATCTAGAAGAAAGCAAAGTAGTTTTAGATATGGTAAGGAAAATTGAAGAGGGTTACTCTATCAGACAACTCGCTGACCATTTAGACGGCTATATCAAGCCCATAAGAGGTTACAAATGGCATATACGTACCATATTAGATATTCTTTCTAATCACGCCATGTACGGAGCGATAAGGTGGTCTAATGAGATAATAGAGAATGCGCACCCAGGAATCATTACGAAGGATAGATTTATGAAGGTGCAACAACTACTATCTAGTCGCCAAAATTTTAAAAAACGTAAAACTACTTCTATTTTCATTTTTCAAATGAAATTACTTTGTCCTAATTGTGGAAATCATTTAACTTGTGAAAGAGTAATGTACCATAGAAAAAAAGATAATCAAGATATTGAACATAACCGATATCGTTGTCAGGCTTGTGTTCTAAATAAGAAAAAGGCTTTTTCCTCCAGCGAGAAAAAGATAGAGGTAGCCTTTTTAGATTATATTGAAAAATACAGATTCAAACAGGTACCGAAATTTCAAACAGAAGACAATGAAATTGATATCCTAAAGAAACAATTATCTAAAGTAGAACGACAAAGAGAAAAGTTTCAAAAGGCATGGTCAAACGATCTAATGACAGATGAAGAGTTTGCCAATCGAATGAGAGAAACGAAACAAGCGCTAGAATCGATAAAAGAAAAATTGAAGTCTTTAAGTCCTAATAAAAACGAAAATATAGATGATGATGTTATAAAAGAAATTATAAATAATATTAAAGGCAATTGGTCACATTTATCATCCGATGAGAAAAAACAATTTATGAATATGTTCATAGAGAATATCAAAATTGATAAAAAAGACGGATTTACAAAAGTATTAGATATAGAATTTTATTAG